ATTCAAGGCTTGACGCCATTGAAGCTACGCCTCCAGTAAATTTAAAACCATTAAAAGAAAAAGATAAAGAGCTAGAAAAGAAAATTGATGAAGCATTATTATATGCAAACGAATATAAAGTTGATTTAATTGATAGAATTAAAAAAGTAGATGATAAAATTGTACCTACAGATTTAACATTAGTATTTAAAGAAATAGGTAAAGTAAAAGAGCAGATAGCTATGCTAGATATTCCAGAACCTTTTATTATACAGCCTTTTATAGCACCAATTAATGAAACTATTAAAACACTAGAGAGTTTATTATCTGAATTATCTAAACAAGTAGCTATTGCACTAAAAGAAAATGAAGTACAAGATGCAGAGATAGAAGAAATAAAATTAAATAGTAAAAATCCATTAGGAGGATAGTATGCCACACAGACCTGGGCATGGTACACAACGTAGAAAATATGAAAGTAAAGGTTTAGGTTCTAAACCAGATACTAGTGCATATAAACAGGCTGCACAGTCTATGAAAGCTGCAGGTATAAAAAGTTTATCTGGTGCAACCACACCTGATGAAAAAGGTAAACAAGCTAAACAAAAACAAGAAGATTTTAGAAATCAAAGTAGTGGTAGTAACAATAATAATCAATCTGACCCTATTGTTCCTAAAAAGAAACCACCGCCAGATGAAGAAAAAAAAGATTTTCAAATAGTGGCACCTGGTAAAGACCCAGATAGAGATGATAGACCTAAATCAAAAGGTCTTATGAAATCAGACACTAAACCAGAAAATGTTTTTGGCCTTGAGTATAATATGGATTTGAGTTTACCATCAACTGTAGATTCATTTGGAACTTTTGCAACTACTCCAACTACTACTTCTAAAGTCAATAAAACAGAAGAATTAGATAGTATGGTATTAGCACCAACTAAAACTAGTTTTGTAAGTGATGTAGTTGCAGCAATAGGTGAAGATGCTTTAGTTAATGCAATAGAAAACCCTAATGTAAAAAATATTATTACAGCAGGGGGAAATGTTGCAAAAGAAATGATTTTAAAAGATAATGGTTTTGTAGAAAGAGTGGCTAATTTTGTTGATGAAAATATTCCAGAAACTGTAAAAAATACAGTGGGTGCTTCTTATATAATTGCAAATGCAGCAATTACAGGAGATTTAAATTTAAAAAGAAAGTTAACAGATAACATTGAAGTTGAAGCAAATGTAGAAGATTATGGAAAAAATATGAGACTATTTATAGGATACAGCACGGAGTTTTAAATGGCATTACCAGTAACAGACCAACTAATAACACAAATGATGACAGAAAATGTCAGAACACAACCTACAGTTCCTATGGAAGGAAATGTATCAAGACCTATGATTGTAGGAGATTTGTTAAAAGCTATGAGAGATGTTAATTTTAGTCAGTTAATGGATGAGTATGGTAATATGGCAGGACAAGCTAAACCAGAAACAAAACCTTTGACTACAGGATTAATGCAACAAGAAGGGCCTAAAGTTCCAGATACTCCTTTAGAAGAAACACAACCAACAAGACAACAAACTGCACCTGTAAACCAACCACAACAAGAAGAGATTCAAGAAGAGATTGCAGTTCCAACACCTATGTCAGATGCTATGGCAATGAATACCATGGCCCCTACAGGGGTTATTGAACAGCCACAACAGACAGAAGAGCCTATGGGCTTGATGTCAAATGCTACGCAACAGATTGCGTAATTGCTCATCAAAATAATGGGAATCTGCCTTACAATGATTTACTATAGCTGATATTAAGTGGGCATAATAGTCATCACCTAGTTCTTCTTGAACGTCTTTTACAGGTAATGACTCATGCCTTGTAATTAAATTACCATCATTATTTATTGACACCACAGTACTGAACAATATTGCTTCTTTACTTGGTGTCATTTTTTTTGTCTGCTTCTTTGACAAAAGTAGGATTTATTTTTGGGTCTAATTTTGGAAGTTTTGATAGTGCACTAATAGCTTGTGCAACTTCACCATAAGGTTTAGTAAATAAATATTTTAATATTTCATTTACTTGTTCTTGTGTAATTAAATAATTATGCATTTCCTTTCTCCTTTTTAGAGGTTCTAAATTTTATTTCTCCTGCAATAGCACTGTATGCTGACATATCTACGTAAGTATCTTCACTAACTTGACCAAGTTTAGTTCTTGCTACTTTTAACAAAGCCATCATGATTGCTACATCATGTGGTTGTATATCTATATCTAAATATGCAGACCATAATTTAGAAATGTTTGAATGATTATGCAGCTTATCTCCATAATCTTTTTGTCTGTCTCCTTCAACTAAGACATTTGCTTTAGACAAAAACTCTTTTGTTTTCATATTGTAACTAAATCCTTTATTGGAACTAAATATCCTTTTGATGTTAAGTTATCCCCTCCTGGCACAACTCTATAGTCTTTACTGACTAATCTTTTTAATCTTGATAAGGGTATGTGTACAGAAAATAAATGTGTATCTTTTGCACTTACAATTTTAAATATCCATGTGTTAGATTTACTTGTACGTATACCACTATCTTTACCTCTAGATTGAAACTCTACATAAACATTACCTGTTTTATGTGCCATTCTATCTGTTTTTAATTCATACTTTTCAAGAGATTTCATAACCATTTTTTCATGTTTCTTTCCGTATGATAAATCTTTTTCAAATTTAGTTACAGAAAAATCACTCTTTCGTAACTCTTTTATATCTTTACTTTTATTTTCTTTTATTTGTGTTTTTGTCAATGTAACCTCTTTTTACGTTCTTCTAACATTTCAACTAAGTCTGCAACTAAATTTTGTTGTGGACTAGACAGAGACTCAACCCCTGCTTCAAATATTAAATCTGGATTATCTAATGCTAATCTAACCATACCATGTGCTATTGTCAATGCAATACTATATTCACTAGTAAGTGGTGGAATGTTTGGCTCGGTAACAGTACAAGTAAACCCTCTTTCAGAAGGGTATACAGATATAGTTATCCTAGCTTCTTTATCTTCGCCATTATCTTTCATAGTTTTCCTATCATTTTTAAAAAATGTTTTGCATCAATTATAACCAATGGTTGATGTTTGTTCATTTTAATTATTCCAACAGGAGTCTCCCTCTCATCAGAATTTGATTTTGCTTGGTCTATTATATCATAAATACCTTTGAATGTCTCTTTATTTTTGCATTCAAAAGAATATGGTATTATTTTTTTAGCAGTGTTAGACAGTTTTATATCAGCACCAGTCTCTCCCATAACAGCACATTTAATATCATTCTCATCTAAAAAACCATTATTAGAAAATATTTCTAACAACATATCACGAACCCAGTTCTGTAATCTTCTACCTTTTGCTTTTCTACTTCTAACTGTCGTCATTTTCCTCTCTTTTGTTATCAACTTTAGTATACCAATAATACTTTGGACTAATAGCTTTTGATTGTTGTTGTGGCAAATATTCTAAATTTTCCCAACATGTTTTTTTATACGAACAAAACGTACACTCTTTACCTAATATTCTATTTCCTGTAGGTTTTCTATTAAAGTATTCTTCTTCATCTTCAAATAATCTTTTAAATGGTGCATCACTATTTAATGTGCGTAAATCTTTTTCTACTTGTTCTAATATTTTATTAGATGCTTCTTCATTATTAATAGGTGTTTCTAATACAGACCATTCTCCTGTAGATTTATTTATAACAATCCACCCACCAAAATCTTTACTAGTAGCTTTTGAATACAAGTATCCTTGTGCAAGATATCCAAAGCTATCATTTTTAGCAAGGGATTCATACCCTGCATCTTCCCCAAATTTATATTGAAAAGAATATGGGGATGCACTTTTGATATCCCATATCTTACCCATTATCTCTACATCATATGTGCCGTTTATTGAGTCATTTTTAAACGCATGCGTTACTTTTTCTTGCATGCTGTCTATTTTAACCCCAGATGATTTAAGTATAGCTATAGCTAACGCTTCTATTAAATCTCCTAATATAAATCTCATCTTAGCATTGTAAGGTGGATTTTCTGCTTTGGCACCCATCTTTTCCATTTGTAATTGACAAAGGGGTCTACCAATAGAACTCATACGAGGTCTAAATTCTTTTTCTCTTTCTTCTGAAAATTGTTTTATAAATGCTTGTTTACAAGCCTCGCCAAATTCATTTGCAATAGTGCTAGAAATAGGAACAGAGGCCTTATTGGCCTCCGTTAAAAATAATTGTACTCTGTTTAAAATACTGGACAAGCTATGAGGCTAACACCATTTCGGGGTCATCTTCCATTTCATTAATTACTTTGGCAGATGCCGCATCGCTTTCCTTATTCTTTACAGCATTTTGATATTTTTCAGATACCCTTGCGTTCTCTTCCTCAATGAGAGCACGAAACATATCCATATGTTCTAAGTCTTTTTGTGTAAACTCTACTTCTTTACTATCAACAGATATTTGAGAAACATAGTATACATTACTACCTGCTTTTTTTCTTGTTGTTTTTAAATTCAACAAGTGATTTTGCATGAGACTTTCTCTACCTTTTAAACTCTTTAGAGCTTCTCCAATTGGAGTAAAGTTAGAGCCAGTTACACGAAATAGCACAGGCATGGCATCAACAGTAG